CAGCCACTCCACCAATGTCGTCATACAGGAAAGCCTCGCTATCAAATACCTGACTCGATGCCAAAGCTCTTGAATCGAATAGCCACTCTTTAGAATATCCCACCCTCTTAGCGAGATCTGATGCCCAATATACCTCAAACAGCTTAGGATAAGCGATGTATTCAACTGCAATATCATTACCATTATTATAAAAGTCTTCCTGAACAATCTTCCGATACCTATATCTAAAATCTTCCCCAACAGTAGTGATTGAAGTCCGCCCTGCAAACAGTTGATTCACCTGACCGAGCCAGCCAATGACCATAAACGACAACACTCCGCTTATCGGGTTCCAGTTGATAATTGTATCAACTATCCCATGGAATATCAGCACGTCCGAATGATATATCTTGACCTCATCCTCAGCCACGATTTCAGACGATCCGCCAGGTCTAAATATCTCCTTAGTGTCAAACACCTGCAGCCGAACATTAGAACTCTGAAAGCTGAAGATCTGATACTGAGTCTCAATAGATTTACTCACCACCGGAGCCGATCCCTGGATCCAATCAAGATTGACAAATGAGCCACTCTTTAATATTTCAGCTCGGAAACTCATGCTGTCTGCAATACTCCCGATCGGGTTTCAAATGCCTCACGGGCTTTGATAGCGTTATAAAACGCCTCACCGTCAACCTCGAGTATAAATGTATTGTTTGTTGATTTAACACCCAGATCGCCGTCATGTGTCCTCGCCAGTGGCATAATCGCCTCCGGTCCAGCTTCACCCATCACACCTAAACCTGAATTCTGTCTAAACAAAGATGGCCGGCTTACAATCCCACCATTTGCAAACTTTTCCACACCACCCTCGAATGCTCCACCCTGTGCTTTGCCTCCAGCAGCTTCAGCTGCCGTTGCCAATACCTGTGCCATTCCAATTTCTCCAGCAGCTTTGAACATACCTACGGGACCTCCTGAAATCAATCCTTTTAACATTGCAACTAAGTATAATCTTGTGATCGCTGCCATCGCATCAGCTACCATACTAATAAACATACGATGCATTGCCTTGCCGAGGTTCTGAGTATTTCCCATCATTACATCAAAGAATTGTTGAGAGAAAACAGCCTCCATTCTCTTGACAACAGTGATGGCACCACTCAGCATATTGCCTAATGTTGCCTCAAATACAGAACCAACCTCAAGGATCGTATTACTAATCTCCTTAAAGCCTTCATCAACCTCCTCCTGTTTCTCTCTGAAAATGTCAAAGGCTTTAGCTCCCTTCTCAACTTGATCCAATGCTCTCATAGGATTGTCATCCTTTGGTTTGGATTTGAAAAGTTCATGAACGGATACAGGCTCTAAATTCATCTCCTTAAACACTGCTGCAAGATCCTCTAAATCCTCCGTAAGATCCGAGCTTGACGAGCCTGCCTTTTCAAGCTGGTTAGATAAAGCACTTGCCGTGCTTGTAGCATCAATCCCAGCAATAGCAAACTCGTTAAGCTGTGATCGAAGTTTTGCTAATATTTCCTCATCGGTTCCTATGATAACAGCCTGATCCTTAATAGTCTCACTGAGTCCTCCAAAGAACTCGTTAAGGTCTAACACCTCCCCAGCAACAGGAGTCATCGACCCTGCAAGATCCTCTAAATCCTCTTGAAGTCTCTCAAGTTCTGTAGCAGAGCCTCCAATTGCCTCGTTTAAGGACGTAAACAAAGAGACCATCACCTTAACAGCAGGGGATGTGACTCTTAACAAAGCCTCCCCCCCTATCTCTTGAAGATCTCCCCAAGCGTTTGACATTTGCTGGACTTGTCCTGTGTAAGTCTGGGCATTCTTGGCAGCAGTTCCTCCAAATTGAGCATTGAGTATCTTCTGAATATTAGCCCAAGTCTTCTGCTCTTTATTGAGCAGTTTTATCGAGGGGACGTACCGCTGAAGCATAGTAACATCGCCCTGAATGCCTCGTCCTAATAGTTCAAAGATCGTACCAAGATCTCGACCTGTTGCCGATGCAATGTCCTGAGCAAGTGACGCACTTTTAACAACCTCAGTATAATCCGCTCCAGTTGCCACCGCCTTCTTCATTGCATCAATCGTTTCCTCATCACCAAAGACAGTTTTTGCCTGCAGCGTTGAGGCTGTCTTCAGGGCATCATTGATCTCACGTATTGTTGCACCCTGCAACTTCATCCCAGTCGTCAAGCCACGAACAGCGGTCTCCTGCACCTTGAATGCCTTAACAGCATCACGACCCAGCTTGACCAGACTCGCACCGACCGCAGCAATCCCAAGAGCACCTAATGCCTTGCCGAACTTACCGATCGAGTTTGACATGGCATTCGAGGATTTCTCAGTCTGACCCTGTGCTGACTTCAGCCCTTTCCGGAGCTTCTTGTCATCAGCGACAATCTGACATTCGTTTCGCCTATACTACCGAGATTTCTTGCCATCTTTGGAGTTATCTTTCATATATTGCACAATTTCCTTATGCTGTTTTTTCAATATAGCCTCGTCAGGGATATCCTTTTTATCCTTGAGCTGACTCATCACCAACTGGAGTCTCGGGAATTTCTTAACCTTGCTGAAATATGCGGCATACCAAGCACCGATAATGGCATCCTTGCTCTGCTGCCTGACGATTTCATGATAGGCCTCGAAGTGGATCCCCAACTCGTACAGTGTTAAATCGTAATAATCCCGAAGCGTCAGTCCTGCAATGATCGCACGCCGCTTGAGATCGTTCCAGTCCCATTCNTTTATTTCGTTCCGGGACTCTTGGCCAAAGGGAGATTATCCTTAACCTCTGGCGGTCCATCAGGACCGAAGATGCAAAATCCCAGTGCCTTGATGATAGTCTCGATATATGTGAATATCGGCTCATCATCGGGAAGATCCTCACCAGTTCCAACTTTATAGGCTGCCCTTATTACCGAGATATTACCAGCCGCAAGAGCCTCATTGATCTCAAGGAATCCACCCAGGCCGGTGGCAATCTGCAGCTCCTCAAGTTTGCGATTATTAAATTCTACTTTTAACACAGTCCCTCCATCAGTTAATTATTAAGCTGCCGCCCAGGCTCCGGTGACCTCAAGCGTCATCGATATAGTTGACGCATCCTCGAATGCGTGGGTTTCGGTGAAATCCGTCACGATAACGGTTGCCNCTTCGGTTCCAACTCCGGCAACCGCTCGCTGAATTGCGATGGTCGTTCCGTCCTGGGAGGCGGTCTCGAGCAGTGCGACATTCGCCGACCCCTCGACATACATATTGTCAACGGTGACCGATGCTGAATATTTCCCCGGCAATCCTGCCCTTTTCCTTGAGTCTTTGGTCGAGACATCAATATATTCGGTGGTCTGACTGAATACTGCATTCGTTTCAGATCCAATCGCTGCAAAGGTCGTCCCGCCGTCAGTGNTNACAAGCACTGTGATATTGGTTCCGTTTCCTACTGCCATTTTTAGTTACTCCTTAAAATTTGTCCAGTTTGAACATAGCGATCATAAGATTTTCATGAGCCGTATAGGTCAAACTGATCTTACCTGAGCTGTTATTATACGGGATCATCGGGACTTTGACCCGAGCCGCATATTCTGTGCCTGACGCATCGATCGTGATGACCTTATTCGTGAAAGTAATGGTTCCACTCCCCTCACTCTTTTGAGTGGCATTTTGAACGGCAACTGTAATGTTCACGGACGCTGAACCTGTGTTCTTAATCATTAGCCATGATCGTTCGTCATTTAACATTGTATCTCCATCCTCCTCCGCAGCTGTGAAAATATCTGCCGCTGAGTCGTTCACGTTTGCCGTTGATCCTATTACAATTGGATCTATCGTTGCCATAATTTCCTCTGTCTTATATGATTGTTGTTGAATTCAATTCCATTCGCACGGTCACGATTTGACCGTAAACCTCCTCCTCGGTCGGAGCTTCGACCCCTCCGGACGCTTCGATGATAATCACATTATAACCAACTATCGAAATGTTGGCCGCTTGGCGATGCAGTAACGCCCTGACCCGATTCGAGATCTGATCCAAAATCCTTAAGTCCTTGTCTGCATTTATATAACACCTAATGTCCTGGATGACCTCACGACCATCCCTGTCTTTCTGACCTGCGTCAATATCAGCGATCGGCGATGAGATCACTATATATGCCAGCTCGGCATTAACCGGGACCGGATCATTGCTGAATATCGCCGGATTGTCACCGTATGTGTTGAGCAATCCTGTCAATGTCGCATCCGCACTTAGTACGTCATAAATCCCTTTTGTGAATGCACTCATCGACCCGTCACCAACATCCGCCCAATCCGTTTCTGATTCCGTTTGATCCCTGGCACGAGATAAGGTCTCGGCTTCATCCTGGACGTTCCCAGTTCCAGCTCCTTCGCATAACCGCCTTTTGAGCTCCCGGATCCCGATGTTGGAATGCCCTGCTTAACACCAATCACCCCGATGATACGACCCTTCTCGCGGAGCACATAGCTCCCAATATGGTTCTTCAGAAATCCCAGCTGCACAAATGGGACCTGCCCAGGTTTGGAATGTACGTTGTCTCTTAGTCCACCGGTTTTCATAGACCGCTGAACGTCAGACGCAACAAATAAAACCGTCTTCCGCATATTCTTCCTGGTGATCTTGCCGGTCACTTGGATGATCTTCTTGTCATCCCATTTCATCTTAAACGACATCAGTCTGCAACTCCTCAACCAATATTCTCTTCGAGCTGATGTTCCAGTTCCAGCTATTGATCACCACTTTGACCCGGTATTGAGTCTCGATCAGGTTGTCGATGATCAGATCCTCGTTTCGAACGCTGTTTACAATATCCGACTGTAGGTATCGAGCAAAGATAACATGAGTCACCTTACCTTTCATCTGCTGTGCGATCTTTATATCGCCACCGGATGGATTCCGGATGTCCGCCCGGATATCGCCGATCCCGACATATCCCTTCGTAAATCCGCCTTCGCCGTTATCAACCTGGCCCGCACGTCTCACATTATATGTCCTGGTCGAGATCAATATCGACCCTGGTTGACCCGGTATGGAGCCAGCAGTACCCTGATTGATTTCGGCACGATTGCGAAATCCTCACGGGTGAAGTTCTGATCACCGAGTGATTGTGATTTGACGGCCATATCTTTGGTCTCGAATCGCATGGCGATCCATTCCAGGGCGGCCTCCTTGACATCATTCGGGATCGTATCCGATCCGCCGGAATAGTCAACCTGCCACCGTTGCCGTCCAGATCCCCACTTCGCCTCTGACAATAGATATATCAATCGTCCGGCCTCGTAGAAATAATCGCCTGCCGTTGTGACTGCGTTGGCATATGCCGTCCCCGTTCCCGATCCCGCACCTGTTGACTTGAACACCGTTCCGATGACGCTATTCGCCGCACCTATTGCAGTGAAATCCGTTGTGCCAACTGTGATGATGGTGTAAGTCGTCCCGGTCACAAATGCACCGGCCGTGACCGCCGATCCCGTTGTTGACCTGAGATCCGCAATACTCGTGATCGAATTAATATCCGGCTCCTTGATCATCAGGTTCAATTGACCGCCGTCATGTCGCTCAATACGATTAGCGTTCAATGCGAATGATCGGTCGCAATACTTCCGGATTGCCGCCGAGGCATAGACTGCTAAATCTGTGATCAGCGTATCGGCTCCGGAGTCACCGATCTCCAGATAGCTTTTGATCTCTGTTGATGAAACTAAGTCAGCCATTTTTATTCTCGCCCGGTTTTTTCATCTTGTTCGATTTCGGAGCACGCCGTTTCCGTTGTGGTCCCTGCGGAGGAGTCACTATCTCCTCCGCAAGTCCCATCTCTATAAAACGATCAGCGAGCTTCTTTCCAAGTTCGACATGAGTATAATCACCCCGCACCTGACAGATCGATTGATCCCGATTCGTTGTTAATACCGTGCATCCCTTGAATTTTAGTCCGCCCATAATTCTAATTTGAACCCAGCAATCCGGTTGTACCGGCCATACTCGGTGTATGAGAAATTGTATTTATACCCATAATCGTAGCATCAGGTGTAGATACTTTAACAGCCGCTATTCTGACATAACGCTTTTTGCCAACGTACTCGACAGGATAAGCGAGATTATCGTGTGCTGTTGCGTCATCGACTTTAACGATCAATCCGGTTGCGATATCCTCAAAAGTTCCATGAACTGCTGTGGCATCCGTAACCGCTGTGAATGTGGAGTTATCATCCGAGTCCTCGAGAATAAAGGTGTAATATTTGTCGGCTGCAAATGCAGTTCCCACAACACCCAAACTGAGAGTAAGATAAACAGCTCCCCAATTCTTTCTGTCAATAGCCGTTGAGTCAAAAGTTGCATTGACAGAAATCGGAGCCAAGACAACAGTGTTCTCAGACGTTCCGATTAAATCACCAAAAGGTGCTCCCATTTTATACCTCCTAATTTATGATAATGCTGAAGCAACTAATATTCTGAATGCCTGAATGTCCGAAACTTTGGAGTCGAATCGTTTATCAAGCAAGTAGCCAGTCTGGCGGTTGCCAGCATAAAGTTCGTTCAGGACTGTCACTCCGATTGTCTTGCGTTCGACAACGGTATAATATGTTAAATCACCAAACAGTAAGATCGGATCAGCCGCAGCCGCAATATCTGTGATGAACTCGGTCTCGAATACTGGATAACCGGCCAGGATTTGCGGTTGGCCTGCTTGCCAATTCGGCTGCCACATGAAACGCCCGAGTCCGGCTCCACCGTCCTCGGTCCTCAGCTGCATGATTGATTCCACATATCCTCTCGGAATCACCCAGCGACCGTTATTTCTGTATTGAGCCTTGATCTTATGGGGCAGTCCCTGGATGTCGGCAGCGGTAACGGCAGAGGATGCACTTGGAGTCGTTTCAATGGTTGTCGTTCCGATACCTGATTTCAAGAGACCCAATGGTTCAGATGCACCGGATCCCTCGAGATACAACGCCTCGTCCAACCTTGCGGATGCCTCTACATATTTACGCACAAGATATCCGGCCAGGTCGAAGTCAACATCATCAATCAGCGACCAGGGGATCTTTGCCAATCCGGCATAATCGAAAGGAGTAAACCTTAGATTTCCGGCGACATTTGTCAAGCCCTGGGCAGTGACAGCTTCATTGTCATTGACTCGAGCCATCGTGAATTCCATGTCCTCAGTTGGAATCTCAAATGAGGATTGATTTGTCTGAATTATTGTTGCCATTGACCTGATCCAGATCAGGTTCTCGAGTTCAGAAATAATCTGGTTCGATACTTCCGCTCCGACCCAGAACCCCCCGTCAACGTCTGTGAGACGACTCAAGGTTTTCATATCGAGGTCGGTCATGCCTTTTGATAGTGTCTCGGTCAAAGTCGGCATCCGTCTTTGATCCCATGCCTCAGCTCTCAGCTTAAAATTAAGGGCTTTCTTTTCCAACTCGTGTATATCCGCTTTAGACATACCGGGCAGAATCAATTCCCTCCCCATTTTAACGGGTACACTGGGATTGCTGGATTTCGGGACAGCGGTCGCGGGTTGTCTGAAATAATGATCCAGACTCTCCTTCGACTCCTTATCCTTCAAAGCTTGATCAGCCTGCTCTTTCAGTGCAAGCGACTTTCCGAGTAGCTTTCTAATCTCGATACGTTCAGCATCGGTCAATTTTCGCCCGAGTTCGGAAGCTTTTATATCCTTCGCAATCGCAGCATTGTAAGCTGCTTTCGCCTCAGCAATTAACTTTTCTATAAATTCCATTTGTTAATTACCTAAGTTAATTTTACATTTTAATTGTAGTATTTCTAAATCTTCATCAGTGATTCCCAAGGCTTCAGTGAGTGGGATAACCGTCTCGTCTGACTCTTCAGGCTGTGAATATTTATCTATGTGTTTCAACATTGTTTTGTCTTAATAGGAGGGCTGACCGTTCATTTCTCGCCGGATGATAAGTGTCTGTCGACAATTTTCCCGTGTCGATTGTCCAGGAGGATATAACCGAGCGTTTGTTGCGTTTTTTATTTATAAAAGGCCCCTTATCCTTCAAAGCTTGGTCAGCCTGCTCTTTCAGTGCAAGCGACTTTCCAAATAGCTTTCTAATCTCGATACGTTCAGCATCGGTCAATTTTCGCCCACTCGGGATGCGGCGACCAAAATTGTCAAAGGTCATTTCATCGGAAACTTTTTTCTCCTTCGCAATCGCAGCATCGTAAGCTGCTTTCGCCTCAGCAATCAACTTTTTTATAAAGTCCATTTGTTAATTACCTAAGTTAATTTTACATTTTAATTGTAATATTTCTAAATCTTCATCAGTGATTCCCAAGGCTTCAGTGAGTGGGATAACCATCTCGTCTGACTCTTCAGGCTGTGAATATTTATCTATGTGTTTCAACATTGTTTTGAGTTCGTGTTGTGCCATCCGCAATGCTTGAGGGATGACAGTCAATTTTCCGCCGACAATATCGGCGATCTGGTATTTGTGGCCATCATAGCTATTCAATCCAGTCGGATCCAATAGCAAAAACGCCCTGCGATATGATGGCATCCTGTGAGATACGTCTTTCACCTCGACCCATTCCCGGAGCCTGGCGTTCGCCTTGACTTCATCCCAGGGATGATCATCCCGAGCTTTAGGCATATTCGAGAATCGCTGGAGGGATTTGAATCCCGTCACCTTTGCGAGTTCGTTCATTCCGAACACCACCGATGACACCTCATGCAGGCTGACCTCTTCAAGCGTCCGCGAGTGTCCATTCTCAGATTTCTCGGGGAAGCTTTCCCGGATCACGTTATAACCGATCGAGAAGTCAGTCAAATGACCCTCGACAATCTTGGTCACGGCATCCCGGACAGATTGAGCTTTCGATAATGCGATCTTGATGAACAGGCCGAAGTCGTCCTCGACCGCCTCGGTGACCGTCCCGGCAATGGCCGCAACTTCCCACCAGTTATGATCCAGCAGGAATTTGACCGCCCCGTTCTTGACCCGTTCCTTGATGGTACGGGCAAAGGCTCCCTTGATGATCACATCACCGCCGGAGTCCACATTATCAAATACTGCGGCATATCCTTCCAGGGTGTCTGGCGAATCCGCCGATATCTTAAATTCTGATTTACACGCTAATATCATTATATCTCCTCAAATATTGGGACAACTACACACCGACAATTGGGATGCAATGTCGGACCCTCCACGGTTTCGTAATTTAATTTCATAATTTTAGGCACTTCATCACCCGTGGAGGGATCCTTAACATTCACGATGAACGTATCCCCCTGCTCGAAAAACGGTTCGCCGATCATAGTCTTGCGACCATTCATTTCGAGACACCAATCGCAGGCATCGTCAACGGATTTCCATTCCATTGTCTTAATTCCTGCCTGACGGTAAGCTTCGATGCTGCCCTGGTTCGCAGCCCTAACTGTCTCAGTTCTGGCAACCATGTTAGCTCTGGGCACAGTCCATTCCTCAAACTTGACTAACAGGCTATCCCGCATCTCCGGGAATGACAGATTACCCTCCTGTGCTTTGATCACAATCGACCGGACATCATCGGCACTCGTGCTCGATATGCTGGCAGCAAACTTGAATTTGTACGTCTTGATAAACTCTAATGCTTCGGCACTGCTTATATTGAACGATGTCCCCAGCACTGCGGCCGCCTCCTCACCAGCCGATATCGCTATCGCACTCAATGACTCAGCTGCTCCCTTTTCGATACGTAACGCCCATTCGCCCTCAAGCTCATTGATAGCGTTCTTCATGGCATTAAATTCCTGTTGATTGATTTCTTTGAATCCTTTCTTTCCATTGATGGCTTTGAAGGATTTCATAACCTCTTTTGATTCTTTCTTAAATTCCTTTTTAGCATCTTTCTCAACATCATCCATCAGGCTCTCGGCATTGTTTCGCCGACCGATCGCCTCGTCCAGCTGACTCAATGGATCCGGATCAGCTTTCGTCTGGTGATTATGTCCGCAGCCCTTCGACTGGTTGACTGTGACCGACTGTGAACTGGACGTACTATAATCGCTACCGCCCTCAACGGCCGGATCATATCCCAAACTGTCTCGAGCCTCGTCCCTGGTGATTATGCCTTTCTCATAATCCATCCGGATATTTTCATTCCGTTTGGATCGCAGTCCCTCAAACGCCACTACCCTCGATATATCAAAATAAACGATCAGCCCTTTGTCGATATCAGTAACCAACATCGTATTAATAATATCATCAATCTGGTTATGCAGTGGTGATATCGTCCCCTCGTAAAATGCCCTGATCGCCTGCTCATAATTAGCAAGCGTTCCGTGTTTCAATCCGACATTAGCTCCGAGAACTATCGGAGGCACTTGGAATGCCGTGCAAATTCTTGATTCTGTCAGGTCCCGCAGTTGGTCAAATCCGAGCTGGGTCATATCCATTGAAATCGTCTCGATTGATTCCGTCCCCGATATAAACGAAACGCCACCACGTTTCTTGCCACCGTGATTCGCCAGCCATGCCTCTTTAGAGACCTTCGCCTGATCCTCGGTCATACTGTCGTCGCTACGCACCACCACCGCCGGGATGGCTCCGTTATTGAGCAATGCCAGGCCATAATCGGTGGCCGTATTGTCAGACTCGAGCTGCCGGAGTGCCGCCTGGATCGGTGACATCCCAAAGAACGGATTCAATGGATCCGGGAGCACGATGTGAATGATGTCCTCGGGCGGAACAACGAACTGGCGACCGCCGATCGTGTAAATATATGACTCGATAAACTTGTCAGTCCCCGGCACGATGCTCACATAATCCGGCCTCAATATTTCCAATTCCACAACATCCCCGGATCGACTCCTGACTTTCTGAATAAAAGCATTGCCGGATAACTGCAGATCCATCATCATATGACTCTGAAAAGCATATCCGGACTCGTAACTATTCGGCTTTGTCAACANCAGCTGTAATCTGTGTTCAGGCATCGGCTTCCGGTCATCCTTAGTCAGCACCCTCATCGGAGCCTCGGCGAATGCCTGCATGATCTTCCGGACACAGCCATAAGCCAGGGCGTTAGATCGGTACGTGTTCGCCGCAAAGTTCGAGTAACTATAAGTTGAATATGTCGGAGTTGGCGGCTTCCCAGATATATACACGCCGGATGTTTTTGTCTGAGTCAGTTTGTTGATCGCTGACTTATATAGGGCATTTGCTAATCGTTTCATGCTACAAATAACTCCCTTTGTGCTAATCTTTGCCGGGCAATCTCGCAATACTTCTGCTCAAGTTCGATACCTATATAGTTGCGAGCTAATTCACGACAGGCAACCAATGAACTCCCCGTCCCTGCAAAGCTGTCCAAAACCAAAGCATCAGGCTTTGAGCTAACCTCTATAATGTGCCTGAGTAAATCTTGAGGCTTTTCGCATGGGTGCTTTCCTTTATAGAAGGTAACAGGCTCAAACGTCCAGACATCCGTATAAGGAATATCAGCCGTGACGCTGAAAGGTCTTCTCAACTCCTCATACTCTGCTCTCAA